GCCTTGAGGGGGTATAATATTTGTTGAGTGTATTTGGTTGTCGGCAAAATATCCGACGCAATCTTTCTTATGATCCAGAACTTGAAAAAGCAAGTTTCCTCCTAGTACAGCTGTTGTGTGACTGCTGCAGCTGTACTAATATTACCAGTTCTGGCCTGATTGTCAACCCCTTCTTTGCGAATTGTGTCATTTAATAAGATATATCCTATATCGTAGATGTAGTCTCGGAACACTACATTGATATAGCGTGCAGCGTTTTGCGCTCTCGTAAGAGACTTGTCTGGCTGTTGTTGATAGACGCTGGCAACATCAAGCCTCATTGTCTTGAGTGATGATAAGGGGTTGTTGACCTCGTTGGATCTCAGGGACAAATAAAGCATTACCAAGAACTTGTCTGATACCACCTCAGTCGGATCCGCCGGTAGCATCGGGCGCAGATGACTTTCAAAGTTGAATTGCTCACACTTATCACTATAGTGGCTCGTCTCATATAACGGACTGTTATGGGCGAACTGTTTGTATCCGTTAACTATAAGGCTTCGGAGGAACTCCATATCACTCAGGTAGGTTTGATTATAATATAAATCAAAAAAGTTATCTTTAGTTACAAATGTATAATCTGATGTTCTGTAGTTTCCTAGATATTTCATAATTGCGTCGCTAAACAGATCGGCTGTTAATATCCACGGCATATTCTTGTTGACCGTGAACCCAAACTTCTTGGCTGCTTTGATATAAAACTGAAAATTGGGATCGCTAATGAAGTTATTATATTTATATGTATCGTTCTGTGCCTGCCCTATGTCAATAGCTATTGATAGTCCCGAGCTTAGGGTATTTGTGATTCCTGACAGTTGGTAGCTTGTCTGGGTTACAGGGAGTGAGAGTGAGAGTCTTCTAAGATAGGCAGTGAACTTGTCCGCAAATGTTTGGAGGTTAGTTATCTCATTATAATCTTTTAGTGATAGGTTCTCAATGAATGCCGTATATACCTGCTCTAAGTATCTGCTGTAGATGTCTGTGGAACTGCGGTAGCCGACATGGGCTTGTATGTCCGTCAGTTTGAGATTCCCCTTGCGGTTGAGTGCGCCGCTTATGACGCCTTTTTGCATATGCCTGACCAGCGCTTCGAATGCGTCGGCCACAAAGTTGAAGGCACGGAGATTAGGATCAATAGATGGTACTATGGCGCGCATCTGTTCGGGTCGAGGAATAATAGTATTTTGAGTTTTGTCCACCATGCCGTATAATTGCTTATCATACCACGTATCCAGCGGCTTTACAATACTGGATGGGTATATGTCGTTTTTGTAATATAATCTCTGAAAATATAAAGCATAGGAGCTTAAGTTATTATTTCCAAATGGCGTAGTTTCTGTGTTAGGGGGCATCGCCTAGTCGTCCTTGTCCGAGTCGCCGGACCACCAGCCGCGGACCCGTCGAGCAGCTTCGAGCGGCTCCAGTACGGCTGAGCCGGCGGTGTCGAGACCGAGCTTGGGCGCGCGTCGGATGTATTCTAAAAATGATATCTCCCCTCGTTGGTACTTTTCGGCGTGCTCTACCTGGCGCTCATAGGCGCCGGCGAGGGCGCCGTGTTCACCTTGCATAACATTTTCCCTGCGGATTCGTTCGCGTACGATGGAGTCATCGATAGTTGGGGCTCCCGGCGGAGTCGCTTCGGGCTCGACGTCATAAACCTCAACAGGATGACTAGAATTATTGAATTCAATCCCTTCATGGAGGGCTGTAAGGCTCGTTGAGAAACCGTTAGGCGTGATTTTTGACTGCACGCCTGTAACCAGATAATACCCATGGAGTCCCAGATAATCAAGCTCGGATTCGGACGCATCCAGCAGAGTAGGATTGATATAAATATACATACCATTCTTATATAGATTATTACCCACCATTTCAAGCTGCGAAGAATACAATTCTCGAAGCTGTTCGGCGCCGAGGGCGCCGTCGCGTTGGATCTTGGCTTCTCTTAAATATGCCTGGTCCTCGCGAGAAAACCGCAAACTCTTGAGAAGCCCACACGAAGCACCGATATAGTGATGATATATTCCTTTTTCAGTGTCGGACTGGTAGTTCCCCGTGAGATTGCGTGGGCGAGAATCAGACGACTGAACTATGAGTGCCTGTCGGGTAGATCCCACCGGAGTGGAGGGCAAAATATCAGTTCGTTTACTAAAACTACTGATGGTGGTCGTACGGTTTCGAGTCTGTCGATTGGGGATATAGGTGGTCGGGCGCGCATCGAATCTTTGTTGGAATCGGATATCTGGACCAAAACAAGCCTTGTTAAGTGCCTTAGTGATAAGCTCAGCGCATAGTTCTTTGATAAAATATAAGAAGTAATAACTTTCTTTGTCCTTTTTTACAACCCTATTCTTAAAGAAAAGCTGAAATGCCTCGGTTGATATGGGAATATCCCCTATATTTGTGAGGTTGACGATTTTGCTTGCTTCGCTGCTAAATGTTCTGGGGTCTGAGTTTATTAATTTTTGCATAAACTCGACTTCGCGAATATCGCCGCAAGTGAGGATATCATCCAACTCTTTAATCTGAAAGGCCATAAGGGGATTGACCAGGTCAACATCCGCCAGAAATGTATCAAACATTATTTTTTGCCCTTTATTGTTCACTTTCATCTGCTCAAGGACGTTATCGATAAGGTCTCCCAAAAAGAAGAAAGGTAGAGATTTAATGTCGCCGGATCTTTGTAACTCCTGATAGCGCTTGCCGGCGCGCTTAGAATAGGCTTTCGCCGCGTCGGTTTCGCCGGTTCTGTCTGCGGCGGCGGTCGAAACAGAGTCCAACAGATCAGTATGAAGTGTACCAGTGTTGCTGAAAACTAGTTTGCCGGTAGTAGGGTCGAGTTTTCTTTTGGCGCGGCGGGCTCGGTCCTCAGGAGATAAATCGCGATAGGGGAGCTGCAGCAGCTCCGCGCCGGAGATCTCAAGAGCATGAATTTTGGAGTGGGTCGGATTAAATAATCCCTGTAATAGTTTCTTGTATTTGTACATCTTTCCGCGAGTGTTCAGAGCTTTTTTCTTCTCTAAAAGTTCTTTTCTCTTTTTCTTTTCGTGTTCAGTAGTCTGGTCGTCGCGGTCGGCGTACTGTTCTAGTTCCTCGTCGATCTTTTTCAGAGCGTCCCGCAAGTCCGAGGGATCTTCTGCAAATATGTCGGCGCGGGGTGATGTGAGAAGTCCGGAAAGACTGGCTTGATAATCAATTGACAACTCCAAGGATCCGTTATCCGAGAAGTTTAGATTGTGACGCACTTGCGTAAGAAATAAAGTAACACGCGTTGCGGTGATCGCTTCAGATAATAACTGTATGTCGGAGGGGTCTGCTTTGGGCATAAGGTCCAGAAGATTGGGTGGGGTTGCCCAGCCGGCAACAACCTTGATCTGGTACCTCAGTCCTTCGCTCTTTCGATGCAAGTTCTTGCGCAGTGCTTTACATGGTCCAGCTGGGTCGTCGTTTTTAGATTTTCCGGATTCTTGCAGCTGCTTGGCGGACGGGGAGTTGATCAGAAGATCAAGGAAGGTGGGCTCTTTTTCACCGGCAGCGGATTGACCCCGGAAAAAATCATTGATACTCTGAAAGTATATCACCAACTTAGCCGTTATATTGTTATCTACCTCTTCCGGTTGGACACCTTGAAGTCCCCAAGAAAATGACTTAATTCCTGCGCCAGCGATGCGTCCACGCTCGCCGCGGAGGATATTGCTTATGTCACTTCGCTCTATAAAATTTGGGATCACCAGTTCTCTTTCTATTGGCTTATCGGTGTCCGGGTCAATAGACACAGAGCCGTCGTCGTCGTACTCGACTCGATATATCTTAATATGAGGAACTAAAGATCCATAAACTTCCGGGCACAAATTAAGGATTTGCTGAATTCTTTTTGATTTAGGACTATTGGGCATCCCATGTTTTAGAATGTTCGTAACCCTTGCCGGCTCCGGTGTCTTCAATATTCTAGTATGTCTATAGGTCGCAGCCAGAGGGCTTCCAGATTCGTTTCTTTTAGCAACGATCTGCTCTATGTTCTCCATCAAATAGCACTGCATGTCGAAGGGTGTCAGGTTTCGGCGCGCGGCTGAGAGAGCATCTTGCAGAGCTTTCTGGGCCTCAGGGTCTTTGATTGCTTCATTAATTGTGGCAAACTCAGGCTTATCGGGGAGCGGGTTTGTTTCTGGTTGGGTGCCAAAGAAAGCCAGGATGGAATTTATCTCTTTTGTTACTCCCTGGCGCCTGTCTATCTCAGTTGGTGCCAGCCCTTCTATTTGCATTATTTGAAGTAGGAGGTCTCTGTACGCTCCGAGATTGCGACTCTTAGCCCACGAGTTAACTATCCCCTTATATGCATCCGTTTCAGTGTTAGCGTAGCTGATTGTGGAGGCCGGATATAAACGCGGAGAAGGGTCATCACCCCATACGATAGGGGAGTCGCTAAAGTCTTGTAGGGGTAATTTGGGAGATCCGACATCTTTTTGGGTCTGGGAGGCATTGGGTCCGAAGTCTTCGATCTTCCCGATTTTGAGAAGGATCTTATCCATTTTAATACTAGACGCTGCCACCCAGTCGCGCCCTATGTGGGTGCCGAGTTCGGGTCCGCCATTGCGGTCGAGGTGAGTCTCAAACATAGAGATTAAAGTTTTAGTATCCAGTGCTAGTTGAGACGCCAGATCCTTATAAGGATTGCCTGTGATTGCGGGGGGTGGGGCGGATGTAGGTGCTGCAGCAGACGTTGTAAGCAGTTCTTGGAGGGCAGTCCTCAAGATCTGGGCGTGTCCGGCGCCGGTTGCAGTGAGACGGTTCTGAAGTTTTGTTGACGAGTGCCCGGCAGCGATCAGCTCATCGTGCAGGTCTGTAAGGGGCGGTTTATTGGGGGCGTCCCAGTTTCCATCATGATAAAGCATCTTCGTGTTGGGGAGGTGTGTCTTCCCAAGAAGTTTTGACGCTAGCGGATCAATATAGTATATTTGTGAAAAGTTGAGAGAGCTGGCGAGGGGGTCGGTGAGCGCTTTTGCCAGTCCTTGAGCGCCCAGACTCCAGCCACCTAGACGATACTCAGATGCAGTCCCATGTCCGGTGAGAGCGGTGTCTGCAGCACTTTTCATCGCAGCGAGATTGCCATTGGAAGACTTGCTTATGACAAGAATTAAATTAGTTGGTGTTGAGAGGGGAACACCAAGGTCTTGTGGAACGGTCGTGCTAGCGCCAAATCTAGGATCCTTGCCGGTCTCGATACTGTTTTTAATATAGCCTTCGTTTGTACCGTCTGCGAAGTTTCCCCACGGCGCGGCGTCTGTTCCAGGAAACATAAACAGAACCACTGGATTTTGCGTCACGGCATAGCGGATTGTTAGGGTTTGGCTTGTAACTACCTCATCACTTACAGGTGCGGTGGTGGTCGAAGTGGTGGTGGTCGAAGTGGTGGTCGTCGAAGTGGTGGAGGGGTATCTATAGGCTTTATTGGCTAGGTACTGTAGGATCGGAGTGTTGATGAAGAACTGATATATTGATGGTTCCGGGAGCGATGCCCTCGTTGCCGCGTTCATGCCAGTGGTTTCGACGAACGTGAATTCTAATTTGGTGTCTGGTTGCGTAGCCTTCCCCACACCCGTATTATAGAATATATCATCAGCTTTCTCTTTCTCTTCGGGGTCCCAGAAACCGTTTTTGCGCGCATTGAGGGAGAAGGGTTTCCCTAAGTTCTCCGGATCGATGCCCGTTAGAAGTCCGAGTGTGCGGAATTCTGTTCTGTTATTGAGATAATTTGTTGTAGGTCCTAGTGCAGCCTTTACTTGTTCGACATTCCTTACGCCTTCTCCATTCAGAATTTTGGGTTTCTCGATTGTAGCTCTAAGGATGTCCTCCGCAAAACGGTTGTACATCGGAGTGTCGTTGGTGCTCTCTCCTACAAACTTATTATAAGCTTCTTGAGCATAAATTGTTTTTTGATACATCCGGAGGAGTTCTTGAAAACTCTCTCTGACAGGGGTATTTATATGTCCGGTTGTATTCCTGTTGGGATTTCGGGGCGTATTGATAGGCATCTCGATTTAGCCTCCCTTATACGCGCGTAAAACGGCCTCTAACGGTGTCGGAATAAAGATGACTTCTCCAACTGTTACATCAGCCTCAGTTGGCTTCTGATTAAACAGGGCGATCACCCACCAATACTGTGTGGAGCTATAATATTTATAAGCTAGTTTATAATAGCGGTCTCCAGTGGTCCAAACGTGCCTAGATTTCGTAATCTGTTCCATCTCGCTTTGAGATGGATAAGACATCTGCGCGGTATTATAGTGAAGAATAGATTTTACATCTCTATCATCCAAGACTTTTTCATACCTCTCGTTGTCGTTGGTAAAAAGTTTGCGGTTATCGTATCGTTTGCCCATTATTTAAATAGTCCTTGAATAATTCTATTTCAGAAGCTCGGACCCAAAGGCTGACTCGATCTGCGTAACTTCTGACACTATCTCTTGTTTGCCCTCGTCATTGGTGACCGATGTGGTGTAGGTCACTTCTGCGGCGCCAGCGCGCTGACCTAGTTGTATATTTGGAAAGCTGCCGTTTGTCTGTTTATTGCCGAACACTATATTGCCGTCGGCGCCCTCGGTGCGAATCCATCCTGGCAGGTGCTTGTGAAGAACCGTAAAGTTCAAACTTATGGAGAGCGTCTTGGGAATGTAAATATTTGTTTTATTCACATGTCCTATGCGCACAGTCCTTTCAGTCGCGGCGCCATCAGGAACACTGATCGGCAACTTTTTACTCCCCTCTCTGGCGGCCGCTAGTTGAGCCCTATACTCTGTTGTGGCGCCTGCGGGCGCGCCCACTATGCCCTCTATGAAATTACCTCCGGCGGCGCGTCCAAAACCACCTTCCTCAACTTTCGGTGCATAGTTAACTCCATCCAGATATCCGATTAAGTCGGAATTGTCGCTGGCGTCTGCTATAAGATTCGTCCACTTGAGTCCAATGATGGGTGCTGCCTGAATGGTTTGTCCCACTCTCTTATTACCAGTGTTTGGCTGCTGCTCATAGACCGGATAGAGATAGGTTATCAGCTCATTGACAGCTGCTAGATTCTCCTCGGCGCGACCTAAATCATCACTAACTACGTCAAACGCAAGTTGTATCTTGCGCCCCGTGCGCACAAAGGTAGCCAACGGATCCATGCGACCATACACCTGCTCTTCGTTCCATTGGGAACTATAGTTATCTGAGAATGTGGTCACCCAGCCCTCAAACCACGTAAATCTTCTCGTGGGTACGTGTCGAATGATTATCTTAAAGAAATCACTACTTTCTCTCATTGATGGCGAGTACATTATGTAATAACTCCTCCGGCGTTTGTAAACGGACTGATGGCGGACCGTGCCAGATCTGAGTTTAGTCCCTTAACAACTAGTTCGTCGATCTTTTCTTGACCAACATACACTGCAATTTGTTGGTTCCCGCGGTTCTGTTGTTTAACAGAGTCAATTAGTTCCTGGAATTTCTCTGCGGTGATAACTTGGGATCCTTGTCCTCCGGTCACCAGTAGCTCGCCCGGGTGGACTACGGCTTGTTCTGTGGTGATTGTACCGCCTTCGGCGAAGCTCGGCGTGATTTCTCCACTGTCTGTTCCGCCGGGTACCATTGAAGTGGCGATGCCTGCTAGTCCGCCAGCCATCAGTCCTGCCGTTCCGACGAACGTCGCATATGCGCCTAGGCTCATACCAGCAGTGAAGGGTGCTGCGATAAGAGCAGCTATGCCAGCGGCAACCATCCCCATTTTCACAAACATACCCAGAGCATTTGTTCCTTCGCCAATCCCCTTAGCCATCTTAGATATCCATCCAATCATTGGCTTTATAACATTATCGATTATCGGACGCATATCCACAGCCAGAGCCATCATCGCTGATTTAAGTTCCTGCATCATGGTCTGGGTTTCGCGGGCTAGCTCTTGGGCTTCTTCTTGTTTGATAGCATCCAGTTGATATTGTGCGTCAGACATGTTGAAGAGACGCTGGGCTTCCTCGACGCTCGTTCCCATGGCTGAGGCAATTGCCTGTTGCTCAAAACGATTTAATGCATCAAACTGGCGACCGGAAGCTTCGACAGATCGCGAAAGAATTTCAATACGCTCTTCTTCAGTGGCATTGAGCATATCAATGGAGTTCAAATATGGTCCACCCAAGATGGCGTTAAGACGACCGACTGCTTGCCCAGCTGAATCAAACTTATCAAACTGGCTTGCGATCTTTACCAAGCTCGAAACTTCAAGTCCAGTGTTCTTGGCTTGGACTGCAAGTCCCTTGAAGACCTCTATGGCATTGTCACCATATTTCGCCAGTTCTCCGAAGTTAGCTTCAAAATCACTTGTCATCTTTTGCATGGTCACGCCGAGTCCCTGTGCTGAGCCGGCTAGGTCAAGTATTAAATCGTTCGCCTCACTGGCGGACTTTCCGCCCGCTCTCATGGCTTGGTCCATCAGCTTGGCTGACAAGGATGCATCAACACCGAGCTTTTGCAACACGGTCGTCGTATCAATGAGTCCGGCTTTTTCTCCCTCTGTTAGTGTGGTAAAGTTTGAGAAGTTAGTAAATAGAGTTTGTGTTGCTTTTGCCGCGTCGGTGGCGCTAACGCCGTATAGGAAGTTGCGTCGCTCTGCTTGTGTTATTTGAATGTTATATTCTGAGGTGGCTCCTGTGGCGCGCCTGAAACTTGATATTGCTTTGTCTTGTTCCTTGGCGAGGTCGAGAGTTTGGTTGACAAAGACGCCTATGACCTTAGTGAGGGCGCCGGTGACGACGTCTGCCTTAAACATTTCTCCTGCGAATGCACCAAAATCGCCGCTGACATTCTTGGCGATCGAGCCCAGCTTCTCGGAAGTGCCACTAAGTCCAAATAAGCTCTTTTTCAGGTTCTTGGCTTCGCCTTCGGCAGCCTTCTTATTCTCGGCAAGTTTTGCTGTTGCAGCTACTTGATCTTTCAGTGCCTGGGTGGATTTTTTGACTTCTTCTGTTTGTGTTTCTAGAGCAGCTGCCAGAGACCTGATGCGTGCCTCAGACTCCTTGTTCGCGATGGCCATCTCAAGTCTCTGGCGGGCGAGCGCCTCCTCGGCTTTCTGAACGTTGTCAAGAATCTCAGCTCGACGTTCGTCGGCAGCGCCCATTTGGTGTACGCTCTGTAGGAGGCGGTCTTGGAGCTGGAGTTGTCTTTCTAAGCGGTCAAATTTATCCTGTGGATTCTCGGGAGGCATCTAACTAATCCTAGTTCTTAAACGGCCACTTGAGTCCTGTTTCATACTCGAATTGACTGACTGCAGTATCCAGCTGGGACTTTGAAACCATGGTAGGTCCCTTGTCTAGTCCGTGCCGCATGTATGAGTCCATATAGCGTTTCTCTTTAGACAGTGCTGTCATAAAGCTCTCAACTTGTTTTGAAGTTCCTATCAGGCTCAACGGCACATTTATACCGCCGGCATAAAGATCCAATAGCATTCGCTCTACCTTCCCGGCGAACTGGGAGAAAAAAACCTCATTAAGCGTTTTACCTTTTTGGTTTAAATTAATTGTCTCTTTCTTTATCATTGCGAAATCCTCTAGAGATATAGTAAATAGTCACATACAACAAAAGCCGCAACTAAGTGCCGCGGCTTGCTGTTTCATTTACTTCATTTTGCTTCTTATGTTCTTCTACGAGTCGGTTGACGAACCAGCGACGCAGAGCGATCGGTAAATTATATGCCTCAACGAAGGACCATCCTCCGTAATGCTTCAGAGCAAAAAACTCCTCATACACTGCTTCTTGGTACTTATTGTTTAGGCCAAAAAAACTCTGCCGTTAACGGCATTACCACCTTTTCTCCATGCATGCACTTATTACACTGAAAATCTAAATTCATGTCAATGTCGGGCATGATCTTCTCATAAGTCTTACGAAGATATTTAGAATCCTTGATTGGCAGCAGTCCAGTCAACTTATTAAGCTGGTCGCGCTCTGTTACACCGTTAGCCGACACGATCAGCGAGCCCAACATAAGGGTGGCTGCATTTTCCGGCTGCTTTTTGGACTTTCGAGCTTCCAATTGTCTTGAAATAAACTTCTCATCCCGAGCTGTCAACAATTTAATCTCTACGTTGATGCCGGTTGACGGCAACGTTATCATAAATGTACCATCCTCAGTAGGCTCGACGTCGGAAGTGTCTGTGTCCTTTAATTCCAGCAAAGACAAGTCAACTTCATGAGCTGTTGTTTCGCTACAAGCGGGACACGGGAATGTCACTTCATAGAATGGACCAAAGCCGGTGATTCTCGACGCAACCAATATGGCATTCTTATCCCCCACCAGGAAGGACTCAGGGGGAATCGTTTTATCCACCAAAACTGATTGAACGAGTCTGTCGATAGCAATTCCCTTTTTTAGAAGAGTCTCGGATGTTAAAATATCCTCCTCTTTTGCCGTCATGTGACGGATCTCGATTGTTTCAACACCATATAGGGGATGATTGGGGGGATAGTACTTTCCGCCGCTAGGGAGATCCACAAACTCTGTGGGGCTCACGAACGAAAAGAGGTCGTTCTCATTATTTAAAGGGGGTGTTGGCGCGTCAGGGTGCGGTGCGCCGAGCCGCTCATTGTTATTTCTTCTTGACAAAAGTCACCTTCTTTCGATCTTAGAGGTCTACGGCTGCCGACACAGCCTCTCCAGATACATACTCAGCCCAATCATACCTGAAAGTAACGTCAATGTTAAGCAAATCATCATTATCATAGTTAAGATCGCCGAACTTGGCGTCTGTGATGAAGGAGTTCTGGAGTGTCCATGTGCCGATGGGTCCGCCCTCACCATTCAGTTCTTCAATTTTAACATCGCCGACGACGCGGAGTGCCGCGGACTTGTTGACTGTGGAGGGAGCCTGGGCTGGGTTAAAGAAAACGTCCTCCTGCTTATCGGGCTGCAAATAGCCGGAGCCAGCGAGGGCATCCATAAGAATCTGGTTACCGTCTGGATTAACGGCATTGACGATTTGAATACTGACCGGCTGCCAGGTTACAATGCCGGGGTAGTAATATGTGTTACCCAAGAACTTGTGTTCTGTGGCTGTTATCTGATACGAAGGCTTTCCTGCTGTCTTGGCAAGGTACTGCTGGTATGAGTGTGCGCCGTCGGCTGACACGAGGTTGGGTAGAGTGAGCAAAAAGCGATGTGATCGTCTGGGCTCGGATAGTGCGCTTGTCCAAAATGGCATTTAAATAGTCTCCTGTGATTCTTATATTATATAGTGATGGAAGAATAAACCTCCCACATTTTTTAATCCTCGAACGATGCTCCGGTTCGTGAGATATTGAAATCGATGGCGATGAATTCAATAGCCCTGGTTGGCTTCAAGAAGATTTGAGCATATAGAATGTTTCTGTCGATCAAATCGGGGGTTGTTGTGGTCGAATCGAGCACAACCTTGAAATCGGACAAACCGAAGTTTGTTTTTACATCAGCCAAGAATGGGTTAACCTGCGCCAAGAAACGCAACCATGTCTGTTTGACGTTCGGGTCAAAAAGAAGGCGCGAAGCAATCTGCGAGATGCGCTTCTTCACGAAGATCATCAAGCGACGTACGTTAATACGGTCGAGTGCTGACGGTGTAACCTGTAGGGTCTTCTGACCGAAGATTACGATGCCCTCTGCCGGGAACTTAGCAATCGGGTTGATGTTTGCAGCATAAAGATCATCGCGATCCTTGCGGCGCAGCTGGTGGGCAACGTCGACCACTGGGATGCCAGCCGAACCCTCTGTCAGACCGCCGCGGTTGAAGCCGGCTGGTGCGAACCAGACCTGCGTCTTGCGCTGGGAGCTTGAGAGCGTGCCCAATGCGGGGACAGTCGGAGGCAACCAGAGGAAAGCACCATTGATGGTGTCCCTGGCGCGAACCCATGGGTAGTAAGTACAGCCGTAAGAAGAGTTAAGTCCTCTAGAGCGCAAGCCATTAATCAGGGTGGTGATTGTGCTGCTGTTATTGAGTCGCAGAACTTCTTCTCCTTCTTCACGGGGCTGGAATGCGTCCGGGAGATCGATGATAGCTAGCGCATCTGCTCGGTCTTCACATGTGTTAATCAAATGTGTGGTAAGCCCTTCGTGGGTGAGTCCCGGGATAGTGGCTAAGCTCATTTCTACGACTTCCGGGTCGGCAATCGTATCGATCGAGCGACGGAGGGTGTTGAGAGTATAACTGGTTTCCTCTGTGCCCTGGATGTTAATGTTAGCGAATGCATCCATATCCATGATGTCGACACCATCGAAGCCGCCATACATCGGAACAGTAAAGCGGTCGTAGCCCTGGTCAAGGACACCTGAAACGGCGCCATTGACGTAAGTAAGGGAGCTGTCTGCGTAGCTGTCAGCCGACCATACGCCGGCGGAGGAAGAAATGTCATCAAGGGTGAAGTCCTGCGAGAGATCAGTACTGTTTCCAGCGGAGGCGGCGAACATGCTTCCAACGATCCCGCCGCGGGGGCGCAGCATGTCGATAGTGGAGTTGGCGAATACTGTACTGCCGGCAGAGGCGGCTGTCTGGAAGCCGAAGTAGGCATCCGTTCTGTTGCTTAGTCCGCCATCAGAAGCGCTGACGCGCAACTCGGGAACTGGGTATACAACAGAAGAGGTGACTTGTGTCGACCCAGTGGTATAGAAAACACCAGTGCCCGTAGCGGATCCGGCGGGGACGCTTGAGGATACAGCCCAGTTGCACTCACCGGCGGCATCGTTGGACTCGTCGATGTATTTCACAATGCCCTTGAAGCCGAACGGCAACAGGGCGGCATTAGTAGAGCCTTTATCAACTGCCGAGTTCATTACAATCCGGATGTGACTGGAGTTGTTTGGCCAGTCGCCTTCAAGCTTGAGGCGGCGGGAGTCGGTGTCCCACACACGCTGCTGTGTACCGATTTTGCGGGCAACATAGTTAAGGGACTGTGGATTAAGATCACAGTTGTTGTACTGTTCGATGATTCGGACAACATTGTCGGAGTCACTGAGGTGGCGCACCACCACAGAGAACGTGCCGAAGTCTGTGCTATCGTTCGTGGAGCGTCTGATGTCCTGAATGGAGATCTTGATGTTTCGGTTTGTCCAGTCTCCGGGCTGCTCTAGAGCTTCGAAGTGGAATAGATTAATCGGATCATCCGATGGCGAAAGTCTGCAACCAATAATAGCTGGTGTCTGTGCGGACTGGAGCGGTGCCTTAAAGCTGCCACCTTCAAGTCCATCACCGGTTGACTCTTCCAATTTCACGATGGCAGCAAAGGTTTTGGCTGCTGTGCTACTTGTGATGTTGGCACTCAAGTGACGGTCAAACGTCTCACCCAAGAAGTACTTGACTCGCACCGAGGCGTCGGTTGTGGAGCTGTTGGTGAGCTGTGGGTTTGTGTTGAACACTTTGCGGATGTAACGACTATCTGTCTTGGTAAAGTTGAAGGATGCTGTGAGGTCCGAGGAGCCCGAGTAGTTTCCGATAACTAGCTTGAACTCTTTGTTCGCACCCACGGCGCCGATGATTGCGTCTGTGGCTGTGACTTCGTCGCCCGTAGCGACCATGGTGCTGCCCGTGAGGATCGATCCCTGAAGCTGGAATGTTGAATCTTCTGTTCCGTAGAAAATGGCTGCCAGAGCGCCGCTGACTTGCGCTGCTCCAGAGCCGGATTCGAATACAACGAGTCCCCACGCGTCGCCAGCTGCGGACCAGCCGGCGTTCTCGGCGGCGGAGGCGTCAGCATCTTCATGGTTGGCGCCCAAGAGGCGAATGTATGTCAGTGGAGAACTGTTGCGCAAGTATGCTTGTGCTGCATACATGCCGTAGGTGGTAGAAGATTTGTTGGTTCCCTCTCGCCAAACGTCACCGCCGGCGGCGCCGGGGGCTGGCGTTCCAAAGATATTCACAAACTCTTCAAAAGAGTTAACCGTTACAGGTCTTAGCGCTGGTCCCGATGCGGCGCGCCCAATAACTACTGGACCGATGCCGGCTGGGGAGGCGGGAACTTGGGAGTTGTCGATTTCGTTGACAAACACGCCGGGGGATACAAATCGGTAATTTTTAACTGACATTCGTTATGTTCTCCTACATTATGAAAATGTTCAAAGTAAATAGTGTTAAATACTTTGAATGGTACTATTCTCTGTAAAATCCATCCTTAATCGTGTCAGGTATATCGCCAAAGATCGTTCTTTCTCTCGCAAACTTAAATTCAACTGCGTTTTCACGCTTGACAATCTTGGGTTTCTCTTGGTTGTCACCATCGCCAATAAGATACCCTAAAGTCTCGATATTGATCGTTGTTTCATAGTTGCGCTGTTCCATTCCGAGGGCTGCTTTATTGGATGTGTCTGACAGGTTGCCATCAATGAATATCTCGTAGTAATGACCTTCGTTTTCTATTCTTTTGGGGGTGCGGGAGTTGCCGGGGACAGTCAAGAAGGGGGTAACCATTTGATTAAGTTGCTGCTGATATTCAGACCTCACTGTTATCTCATACATTACCTTCACCCAGACCGGGATTGGAATTGTGATTGTCTCATATACTGTTTTAGCAGCCGACATATTACGCTTATTAGTATTCTTCATTTTGCTCGATACATTTTTGTCGACACCGTACTTGCGGTTCGCCTCTGCATTCTGGAATTCTGCTGTTTTCTTTTGATTGATCTGGCGGGCGATGGTAATTACTCCACCTTTGGCATCGTTCTCGGGATATAAGTTGGCATATACAGAGCCCTTAAAGTTTGGTTCTTTGGTTACGGATGCGCGGTTGACTGTGATCAACGGAAGGATCAGCGTCTCCTCTTTGTCTCTCAGATCTTTGTTGTGCTTGATTTGATAGGCGCGCTCTGCTGTTACCCACAGAACCGGGACCTTTTCGAAGCCGCTATTGGTATCTATTGATAGATTTAGAGTTTCGTCAATGAACCTGAGCATTGCAGTGTCAATTGTTTCAAGTGTGGATGCCGGGAACTCGATCTCTTGGAGTTTCTCGGCCACTTCTTTGTCGCCAACGTAGTCATACTTATCTGCTTCTTTATTTTCTATCTGCTTTTGTGTTCTTTTGCTTCGCGACATCTATCTTACCCTACAAAAATGCCAGCGGGGACATTTTCAGTGATCTTCTTAGCCGAATCTTGTAGACCGGCGTCAATCGTTGACAGATTGGCGTACGTTGTCTCGTCAAGAATTGTCTTAAGCTCATTGCGCAGGTTATCCTGTTCGGTTCTGGCTTGTCCCAGAAGCTCACTGGCATTAAGCGTTACGCTCTCGCCGGGGATTGGTACTGTAGAGAACTTACCCCTGATCTGTCCGAGCACTTCTTTAGTTAGTGCTAGGGCAAAGCGACGGATCCACTGCTTACCAATAGAGTTGATACTTTCAAATGGAATATTTTCAAACGGGAGCGTGTTAAGGTTGTTAATGCCCTTTGCTCCGTTGTCACCGCGCCCAGTTTCATCCCAAGGTTCGAACTGGTTCTCAATTGTAAATTGGACCCAGAAGTGCTTAGGACTTGTGGCAGCGGGCTCTGGGAACAAGCGCAACATGTTATCCTTGATTTCGTAAGAGTAGTGTGACACGCGAGTATAGAGAGCATCCTCATATGCCATGGCTTGTAGTTTGTTCTGCCATGCTGGGACAATCTCAAAGGTTGAGTCGTCGGCGTACTGTCCGTATGTTCTCATGTTTCCAACAACAGAAAAGCCGCCATAATATCCGTAGAATCGCCACATGGCGCGCGGGGTTCTAAAGAACACCTTTCGAACTATGATACGTTTGTCCTTGACTTGCTCATAATAAGATTCGCCGGGGGAGGTGGCGGATGAAGCGGAGATGATGCTTTGAAGATCATAGTCCTGTTGGTCGGGGACTGTTGTGACAGACGCCGAGTAGATCGGGACTGTCCCTCCCAGTCCGGTTTCTGTCGACATTATTTGAGTTACTCTGCGGACGTATCCATAATCAAAGCGCGGGTACCGTAGCTCGATATTTGATCCAGAGAGAGGATCACCTTCGGCGATCTGACCATCCTGATCAAAGGATCCGGTGCTAGAGCCCAGGTAGGACGACAGCGAGTTCTTTGTCTGATGGAGGTTGAGGAGGTAGGAGTATTCGAGTACCGCTTCTTCATAAGCAGCGTAAACATTACCTTCTGTTAATTCAATATCGAGGACATCGCCGCCCAACTTCTTATAGGTATATGCTACCTGATCGGCGGCGCCCGATAGGAATGCAGTGGACGCAGCGTACATTCCGAACGGGAGGGCTGCTGCGACGTATCCTGCTGTGCCACTGGCGGGTAATATATTAGCATTTGCTGTTGAAGCAGGATTAAGATTTGGGATGGCCATTCAAAGTTCCTCGATTAGTCTATTACTAAATAGAAAGCCCCGCCTCAAAAGAGAGACGGGGCTTAACTATTTTGACCTTACGTCAGACGTACTAGGCTACTATGCGCCTTCTACGACACCCTTGCAGATGACGAGACCGTACATGTCTGGACGAACCATCTTCTTGGCATATCGAGTCATCACGCCCTTGCGAGGCACGAAGTCTTCGACGCCGAAGATCGTCGGTGTGGTCTGGAGCGGCACATAA